GCACCTTCGATTTTTCGATACGCTCTTCGACGTGCCAGTCAGACCAAATGAAAATCGGAATAGCCGCGTTCGTTCGCGACTTGCTGACGTGAAGTGGCCCGTGGTCGACATTCACTCCCTCGAGCAATGCCTTCAGGTCGACTTCCCGGTTGAGCCGGTCTATCTCTTCAGACTGCCGCTCAATCAGCTTTTTGAGCGACGCGACTTGGGCACGGCTCGCACGGCCAATTCGCTCGACTGCTTCTGTCTCTTGTTCGATTGCGTCATTGAGGAGTCGTGAAGCCATGAGCGAATACTCTCTTTGCAGACATTGATTCCAAAGTGAGAACAGACAACGTCCCGGACAGCCCGAACGGATGGGCGGTCATGCTCCGCCATCTTAAAATACTCCTCCCTGAATTCAGCGAGCTCTTTCCTTTGCTCGCTCGAAAGCTTGTCATCCCAACTTGAATAACGCCGGCCGCTGTCAGCCGCCGCAGCCATCAACAGGCTGAGTCCCGTTTTCTTCATTCTTAACTCCCTCGTAATCGTCGCACGTCAGGCAGCAACGTTCCGCCTGACCGTACTGGTATTTTCGCTCGCAGCAAAGAACATACAAGCGGCAACGAAAGATTTTTTCAAAATTCTGCTTGAATCCGCAGAACGTGTTGCGTACTTCACGAAAGACTTTTCCGCGGTGAATGCAAGGTATCATCGTTGGTTTGCCAGCATTGTCCATTCATCGAATTTAATCAAGTCTCTCGGTGGGCCAACCCAATTGTCTCCCATTAAATAGAGTCCGTTTGGGAAAGCCGGACCAGCCAAGTCACCGAACTCTTCACAAGCAAAGCAAAACCTAAGCCAAGGCGTCGGCTTTCCTGCACAACCAGATGTAACCCAGCTCGGGGTGTAGGCCGTCTCGAGCGATTGAAGTGTGACGCCATCGACAATAATGTCCTGAATAATCGGATACGTCGCAGGATAAATCGGCTGAGAGGCCAATCTCCATACATATTCAATTGTATGGGTCCCTGAGCCTATCTCTGTGCGAACCTGATTCGGGTGCTGTCCGAATATCCCAAAATCGAGAACGCCCTTCCACGGGCCGCATGGTCCCCAAAACGTAGAGCGAGGTGCCGTGTCTCGAATCGTCAGCTCAAAACCTTGAAAGTGCCGGCCACCAGTTGGCGGGCCACCCGGAAACAGCCACCCATCGCGATACCACTTAAAACAATCGACTGGCCGTAATAGCTGTACACTAAAAAACCAGTCAGGGCAAACCGATAAATCTAAGTCAAACGTATGCTTAAAAGAAAAATCCCACTCAGTAAAGTCGAGCGAGAAATACTGCAGCACTTGCGGATGAGGCTTGCCAATATCGAGATTCGTCACATACCTCAACGCACCGTCATTCGGAATGTACGGCGATGGGGTGTTGCGATTATACGGAATGCTCGTGTGCGTGAATCGTCGCGAATTGGCGACGTAATACTCACCGCTCCAGCCGGGAGGGAATCCGCCCGGGGGAACGATAAACCTCCACGCCGAAGCGTCGGGTGCGTCCATGTCATCGGTCTTGTCAGCAAACAGCACGGGTGCGTTTTCGTTTGCGAAGCATCCGCAAAGCGGGTCGTGCGTCGGGTCGTCATCCCCGCCGCCGCCTCCACCTCCACCTCCGTCGCAACATCCGCAACCAAGCATTCCAACCACAATTCACCATTACGTTGCGTATAAGAATCCGGACACTTGGTCAAAGTCTACAGTGAACGTTTGTCCACTAGCTACGGTCACGAGGTAGCCCCAATCCACAAAGCATATCAGCTCATCGTTGGTTGCCGAATCATTATAAACGATACCATATCTGAACGGACCTATAGACCCGCCCGATGCCGTCCAGCTTGGGTCAGGGCTAACCATGAGCGTATAAAGCCCAGAAGACTGCCCGGAACTTGATATGGTTAGCGTCTTGCTGTTCTGAGTGTATCCGTTTGCTGTAGACAACTGGCCGGTGACGCTTGAAAGCTGGGTCCAGCTAAGACTTGGAGCGTCGGTTGTCAGGATGATTTTCAACGTGTCAGAGCCGAGGTTGTGGACCTTCTCGTGCACAGCCTCCACGAAGCTGTAGAATTTCGTTACTGTAGCCATAGTGTACGCCTGTTCACTAATAAACCTTATCCAAACCCAGAGCCAGCACCAGCACCAGAATACCGAACCTCGCGGAATGCAATGGTTGTTGTAATCGGGCTAATGGTTGTTGTAATCGCATCGCCGGCAGGAGGTGTCGTTCGACCGCCGCTGACCGGAGGAAGTGTCGAGCCGCCGTCGTTGCAATCCTCTGCGACAATTAGCCAAGCCGAATTCACCCAGCCAGCAATCCCATACCTGTCGCCATTAACGCAAACAGCCGAAGAGGCCCAGTTGAATACCTTAATTGCATCCGAGCTAACAGTCAGTTGTCCGTTTGCGTTGAACGTCACGATATCACAGATAGCCCCTCCCATCAAAGAGCCGACGCGGCCGGGAATCCCGCCAGACGGGGCTTTTATCAATCGCAGACCGCCCTTGATTGGGTCGAGCCGGATAGAGGCCAGCTGCAGCGTGTCACGCTCAACCAGTCCAACGACGACAAAATTACCCGCGGAGTTCTTCTCGACAACCCAGTCGCCAGTCTTCGGCCGAACCCGGTCTCCGACGGCGAGCGTGCCCGTGTACCGGACAAGCATGTCCTCGCTGACATTGATTGCCCCCTTTTGCCCGTCGAACCGGCTTGTGGCACCGAACGTCGTTGAAGTGGATGTCGCCTTCTCCACGGTGTAAACAATCCGCCGCCCGCCGGCTTTCGTGTCTGTGCTGGCAATGGCAACGATTGAATAGGCCGGGACTGTCTCGGCACACTCAAACGGTCGAAGGTTGATTTTTCGTTCTGCCATCGGTTACAGGAACCTCACCTGCTCAGCTCGCTTTTGCCAGAGCTCTATCGCCTTTCGGCGGTCCTCTTGCCGCTTCAGAATCTCATCCTGCAGAAGCTTTGTCCTGCGGAGATATCCAAGCGTCCGGGCCCGGCTCTTGTCAGTATTTCGCATCACTACCGTTGTAGCACCGCCCTCGTTGATTGTGTAGCTCGCCTCTCGTATCGCACCGTCAAGCTTGACTGAGATAATCCCGATATATGTTGCGGTCTCTGCGTCTTTACGCTTGAAGGTCTCATCAACTTCAGCGTCGTAAGTCGCGATGATTTTTTCAACCTCATCAATGTTATTCGCCTTGTCATCAGTGGCACCATAATACGGGGCCGCTTCATCAACGCTGACAGTGACAGTGCTGGCCGGGCTTTTCTTTGCCATGCCCTTCACCTTACTGTACCGAACCGGCAATCCAGTCTTCAGGTCTTTGATATGACATCCGCACCGAAGCCAGAGCCGCGGCCGAGAAAAGGTGTAGGTGGTCTTGTTGATTTGTGCGGTGATTGGCTGGTCGAACATCACAATTCCGCGGTCGTGGTCGATATTCATAGAAGAGAACGTCACGATATATCGAACGTTGACTTTTTGGTTGACTCGAATCTGGTCGAGGTTTTTCCAAGGTATCTTGGCCGGGTCATTTGTGTTTAACGAGCCGATATCGCCATCGTCGAAGAACTTCCCGAACACGACAGGCTCTTTTGCGTACCGCCGCTTGTCGATATCGTCAAGAATTGTTTCTGCCTGAACCGGAAGTAGTGGCAGGAACTGCTCGACATACTTGGGGTCGCCGTATTCCGCGATGAACTTTTTCAGGCCAAGGTTCGGCGGGCCGGCTGGGTGATTTCCAAACCAACCGCCAACCGTCTTCCCGGAGACCTCGGGAATCTTCACCCGCCACCACTTGAATATGCACTTTTGAGCGAGTGCTGCGACCGTGTAAGCGTAATCGGTATCCTGTTCTGGGACGAGTGTATCGAAACCAGCCGCCGGGTCCCAGTCTTCCATTTCCGGCACGTAGTAACTCAAGTCCTCAATAGGCCGAATCTTGCCGTCGACATCTTCTCCGACAGGCTCGAGCTCAAAGTCTACGTTGTATTTGATTGGCTGAGTGATAAACCGAATTTCCTTAGGCCTCTCGACCGGGTCGGACTCTTGCCCAATCGATTCGATTTTGTCGTAATCGGTCAGCTCGCCACCACGGCCAACTTTGTAAACAGCGGCACCGCCTTTCCAGTTCGGGCACACTCGCAAGTCGAACTGCTCGAGTAGGCTGTGAAGAGCCTGAGCTGCAATCACGTTGTCCCACGAAACCTCAGGATAGACATTTTCCGGGACTCGCGAGACGTTCGCTTTATCAACCCCCATCGCCTCGAAGCACAACTGCACGAGCTCGCGAAGGTTTCTCTTGCTATACCCGAAAACATCGTCAGGAGTTTTCTTTTTGCTCCCGGAAAGAACGAGGTCCTTTCCTTCGATGTCCTTGAGGTTGTAAGTTCCGGTGATGGTCGAATAATGCCACGCCCAGCGATAATCTGTGGCGTAAAAGGCAATCACTTCTCCAGAGGAATTCAGCTGATAACTCGCCCGGTCGCTCAGGCAGTTTTTCATTTTCAGCTTCGTCTTGCCGTACGTGATTTTCAGTGTTCCGTACGGGGCAATCTTGTCGAGACGTTGCGGTGTAATTTGAAACGACATCACCCCGGGCACAACTCCTTGGCCCATGCTGTACGAAAACGATATGACGTCTTCGACCCCGGTGTATTCGACAACTGCTTCGAGCATTATGCCTGAGTCCAAGTCTTATTGATTGCGGCTTCCCACTCAACGTCGCTAGGCCGGCAACGGTTGAAAATGATTCCGTTCGTATAAGTCACAACCCCATGCGGGTCCTTCAGTGTCGAGCCGGCATTGACTGTGAAATTCGTCACCGTCTTCGTCCGAAGGTCTCGACTGAAGTCGACTTCCGCCCCGGAGGCAGCGACGATTGTCGTCACGGTCCCTGTTGAGTTGTGGATATACACCCCGCCGTTAGCATTCAGGGTCGTTACGGTCCCAGCCGCTTTAACGTGCTCTCCGCCGCTCAGAGTCAGGGTCGTGACATTTGACCGGGTCTCCAGCGTACCGCCAGCCTGAATCACCGTGGTAAGCGTAGCACCGAGCCCACACAAAACACTGGAGTCGCTCTCTATGTTCGTCTGGTAGCCAACCCGAAGCGTCGGGACCGTCGCAGCACTGCCGGCGTGCAGGGCAATCCCGACAGAGCCGGAAGACACGTTGACCTCATTACTTGCGTGAGTCCCAATGAACTCGAATGCCTTTTCTGAATCTGTCTCGGGCTGGCCGGTTGATAATACCGTGACCGTCGATTGCCCAGTGCCGGCGTTGAGCTTGATTCGCGGTGAACCGCCGCCCTCGCCTTGACCGACCACCACTTGCATATTCGCGGCGTCGCCAGAGTTGCCATACTTCAGAAACCGCTCGCGATATTCATAGTAGCCGTTTTCGTTGTAGACCGGCAATCCAATCGAGCCAGTGAACGAGGCGTCGAAATACAATGATGCTGGAGTAACGGCATTATTATCAAGTCCGTACAAGCAGCTCACGTCTGAGTCCGCAAAAATGACCGTGTCTCCATCGATTGGCAGTGTCGCACCAGACCAATTCCCGGCAACGTTCGCGAAGTTCGGTCCAGTGCATGCCGTTAAGTCAACTCCGACGGAACTGGTCGCACCGTCAAATCGCTGCAAGTCCGCTGCACCGCCACCGGTTTCTGTGGTTGTTAGCGTACACGTAAACGGAACACCCTCTTCGTCGGCAGTTCCAACAAGATAATCGCCAGAGCGAGACCATGTAATCTCCTCGAACTCCGGGTCGTTTGAGTTGTTCAGTCCCGTGACGACATTATCAACGATGGTCGCTGGAGTCGCACTTCCAGATACAACTGTAATAGACTTGCTGCCGATTGTCACAATGACATTGTCATTGTTTTCCCATGTCCCATTAAAAAGCCACCGAGTCACCTGAGCGACTGGTCGAACCGCACCAATCCAAACACGAGTTGCCATTATTTCACCAACGTAAACGAGTATGACCAGTTGATTCGAAACTCACGCTCGCCCTCGCGAGACGCAATCCGCGGATGTTGCCGGGTAATCTGCCGACGCTCGACGTGCTCAAATTTTGGGTAGAGCGGTGGAGGTGGGACCGGATATGTTCGATAACCCAGAGACGAGCCGGTTTGTTGTACCATAATCGGCGTTTCGCGGGCAACTTGCTGGTATATCGGCCTTCCGTATCGCGTCGTTCGGACAATGAACTGAGGCCCGCCAGAGCCTTGCCAGCTGGTTGTCTGGTCAAACTCGACAACGTTATTCTGCCCGCCAGTGGAACCGCCGCCGCCATCGATGTCGTACGATGCCTGAACCTCGATACTGTAATTCCGAAACGTCGTGTACTCAGCACCATTTTGAAATGGATAGACGATTGCAGTTGCGACAACACCCGAGACAGTATCGCTGCTTTTCAGATAGTGAGCTGTCTGGTTGTAATTGTCGTCAAGTAAGTATATGTCTTGCCCGCCCTTTGCGTAAGCTGCTTCAAGGGCTTGAATCTTCGTCGTCAAGTCGCTGACTGAATTTCCGTTGAGCTGGCCTTGAATCTGCCAAGTCTCGGTCCCGCCAACAGGGAATCCGCGTTCGTTGATTTTACGACGCTTGGAAATAACGACAGCCGCTTCGTCGACCGCGTGAGTATAGTTTCCGAATCGAAGGTACATTATCGCGAGCCTCCGCCCATTCGCTTGTTTTGAAGCTCTTCCTCTGTCATGTTGGTCGCGGTTGCTCTCGAAGCGTTTTCAATCGCCTCTTTGATTGCAACCTCGACTTGCTTGTTGCGTTCGTCAAGCAGGCTCCGAAGAGCGGGCTCGAGTGTTTTGATAAGCTCGTCGATTTCCTTGTCGGCTTTATTCTCGAGCGATACAACGATGTTCTGTGCAATCTTGACGTCGGCTTTTAATTCACGAGCCTCGGTGCCGTATAAATCAGAGCCGAACTGTGCATCAGATATGTCTTTGTTGATTCGGTCCCAAGTTTCCTTCGCACCGGGCATTCCGCTGGTACGCCGCATTGCCTCCTTTTCCTTCGCCTCTTCAATTGCCTTGCGGAGTGCTTCGTTTGTCGCGAGGCCGGATTGCTCGAGGGCCATCGCCTCTCGGTAGTTCAACTCACCGCCGCCCTCTGCTTTTTGTCTTGCTGCAAACCCGCGGCGAACCTCTCCGGGCTTCGACCCAAGAACGGCGTCGGTAACCGCCTTCTTCTCTCTCTTCGCGTCTTCGACGAGAGACTTGAAAAACTCAGACTCTTCCTGTGCCATCTGTTGACGTGTCTTCAGGATATCCAAGTCCTGCCTAGCAGCATCCATCTTAATCTGCTGCTGAAGACGCTGCATGTCGATGATACGCTGGATATTTTGAATCTCTTCTTCAGCCGCTTTCTGGCGAAGCTGTGCGGCTTGCTCTCGCCCTCCCTCCATGTGCATCATACTGTCAGCACTACTGCGAAGGTAGTGAGACGCTCGCGTGCTCGCCGCTGCTTGGCCTTCCATTGCGGCTAGCTGATTCTTTCTTGAACGCCAGCCCATGCCGGCAACCGCGTCGGCCGTTCCAGTCAGGTTGCTCGCGTCTCTCGCAAACCGCTCCCCAACTGTCGTTCTTGAGTTTATCTGCTCGTTGTAGAGTATTCGCGTGACGTCGTTCTCGAGCGGCCGGCGTCTTTCCATTTCCTCGGCCCGTCTCCGGGAAGCTTGCTCAGAGCTTCGTGCACTCCAAGCCTCGCCAACCGCACCAGTCAGCGTCTCGCCGGATGTCGCGTAATTAAACGCCTCTCCAGCAGCGAGACCACCGGCAATGCCAGTAACAAGCAAACCGCCGGTTCCTGTTGCAAATGTCCCGATGCCACGCATAGCAGAGCCGGCCCATCCAGCCGCTCTCCCTGCCATTCCTTTTGCTCGGCCCCACCATCCGCTGCCACCACCACCGCCACCACCCGGAGCTGGCGGACCACATGACTGAGCCTTGCACACCGCTGCCTCGCTTGCAGCCAGTGCCGCGTTAATGGCAATGGTCGCTCGCTTGGCTTTCTTGAGAGCCTCTAGTGCTCCTGTTATTGACTTGTAGACGCCGTGTATCCCGTGCAATGCCTGTGATACCGATTCAATTGCGGCAAACCACTGCATCCACTTCTTGACGGTTGCATCGTCAGTGTCCATCGCAGCTGCGTACGCAAGTGCGGCGGATTTCGCTAGGCTTGTCAGGCCTTGGAATCCGGTCATAAGTGAGCCGAAGAATTTCTGATACGCCTTGTTCTTAGCGGTAGTGTGCCGCTCGACTTCTCTTGCCGACTTTTCAATAGCGTTGTTGATTTTTTCGTAAGTACGAACGCCAGTCTCGGCAGTTTTCTTTAGCGAGTCATCGAGCTTGTTTGTTTCGTCATTGAAACCGGACAGCTCAGAGCGGACATCCTTTAAGCGTCCTTCTAGTTTTTCTAGCTCTGCAGTAGCCGCTGACGCCTTGCTGTGCTCGGAAGCAGCCTCTCGACCGAACTTCTCGCTAACATTACTGAATCCTCTAAAGGCTCTTTTATTTTCAGACGCTTCGGCAGCTCGCTTTTCTGCATCCGCCCTTACCTTTATTAGCCGAATCCGCTCTTGCTCAAGTGCGGCTTCTTGCCGAAGCAATTCCTTTCCGCGGGCGTTGTTCGCCTCTTGGAGCTGACCGATGTCCCTCATTTCGGTCTTTACTTTTTCAAGATTAGCATGAAGCCTGCCGAACTCTGAGCCGTTCGACGAGGCCTCCGCCAGCTTGATAATTAAATTCAGCTCTTTATCCACTGGGCACCGCCTTTACGATGTTTGCGACTTGCTGGGCGAGCTTCTCTTGCCTGTCGCGTTCGACCAAAATGTCGATAAGTGCGAGGCGATGAGAAAGCCATTCGCTCGAGCGTTGCTCTTCCGTAAGGCACGTTCCGCTGGTCGCCTTAACTTTGCAGTAGAGATTGTAAAGGTCGCGGTTCGGTTCAGAAAGCTCATAGTTGTGAGCCTCGTCAGGCGACTTTTTTGGGCAGCTCCAGCAAGGCGGCGGGCCTGTCCGCTCAATCGGCTTCCCGTGCCGCAGCTCCCGCTTTCCATGCTGGTTATAAACCCATCGTTTACAATCAGCACAGGAGCGGGTAGCGACTTCTGGGTGCCTGAAGAGCGTTGTCAGCCCGCTCGTCAGTTTTTTAGTCGAGCCTCTTCGACTGCGTCGTTCAGGTTCGTGCCATCCATCGCACTGACAACCTCAGTCCGGTCCAGCTCAAGCTTGACCTCGACCGGCTCGCCCGGGTCGCTGTCGCTTCCGCGGGTGCCGTAAATGGCAATCGCCTGAATGTCATTGAAGAGCCGGAACTTCAAGCGAAGGATATTCTTCGCCGTGATTGGGACCATTGTTCCGTCAGGCTTGGTCAGGTCCCACTTCCGCAGAATCTTCTCCAGCTCCATTGCAGTGACTCGGTCTTGCTGGGCCCGGTCCTTGCACTTTTCCATCTTGTCGAGAAACAGGGAACGCTCCTCGACAAGCAGCGGCTGGAAACTGAAGCGGACGCCACCGTGAATTCCTTCAGCTGGTGCCAAGTATCCGTCTTCAGTCCCGTCAATAAAAGCTCCACTCACACTTCACCTCAAAATTACGGAGTGCTGTCGTTAGCGAACGACACCTCCATAGTGCCGCCCTTCTTGTATGCCGTGAAGGTCAAAGGCAGCAGCATTTCATTTCCGCGACTTCCGGAAACGGGAGACGTGTTGTCCGCTTTCAAATTACCAAACGTCATAGTCAATGATACGGTGCCGTTTGTGATTGTCAAAGTCGCACCGTCGAGGCCCTCTTCGGCAACATTGCCGAACTTGGTCAGAATCGCCGCACTGTACGGGACAGCGAGACGCAACCCAACTTGGCGGTCGCCGGCTGGAAGTCGGCGTCGATAAAGCGAATTCATCTGGCGGTCTGTAATCAGGCCGTTGTCCAGAACCAGCTCGAAGTCTCGAATCTCATAACTGTCTCCGCCGTGAGCGAAAACTGCTTCGCTGAAAACGTACGGCTCTTTGTCGTCGATTGCTGTGATGGTTCCCGGGAATGAGCTGGCGGAAACAGTTTCGTTTTTGCCTTCGATGTCCAAGGAAACGCCAATCAATCCGCCTTGACTTCCGCGAATTGTCATCCGGCCAATCTTGCAGCCGGTGTACATGAATCGATTGCCGATTCGGTCGACGATGAATGCAATCGTCGGAACCTGCTCAGTGAGAGCGAACGGAGTGGTTGCGGTTCCAGTGGTAAAGTACAGAATCGAGTTGAGCTCAATCGGCGTCGGGGTCATTTCGATTGAACCTCGAACAACGTGAGCGACTTTTCGGACACGCTCGTGATTGCGAGAGCGAGTGCCGCGAATACCGCCGTTGTAAGCAAAGCCGTCGACCTTACCGAGACTCTCTGAGAGGAACTCGATTTGAAGTGCTGACGCGAAGTCAGCAACCGCAACCGAGCCGTCGTACGCGAGATTGTCCGTTACTTCGTCGACGTCCCCCGTGCCTTCGAGTTGCCAAGCGAGCTTGCTGTTCGTCGAGATTGAAACGTCACCGTAAATTTCAGCCATTACAAACCTCGCGTTTGGCGAGCCTCACAACGTATAGTCAGCGAGCATTGAAATAAGTTGTTCCAGACAGCCGACGGACTGATGACTGGGCCGGGCTCAACCTTTGTGCGGTGAGCATTCCAGTCGCCACCAGTGACGAGTTGCTGGTCCCCGCGAAACGCCTTTGCAATCAACTCCCGCCATAGCAGGAATTTATTTAAATTCGTTTCTGACAGGTCTTGATTATTCTTGGCAAGAATCGACACGAGCACTGGATACCCAATGTCATCGCGTGCGTTCGTCCCGCCGGGTAATTGTTCTGTTCCGAGTGGAGACACTATCACTGCCGGGTAAGGGTACGTCTCGGAATCGTGTCCACGTTCTGTCGGAATTTTTCTGATAAGTACGTTAGAGCCGACGTCTGCGAGGTTGACTGCGATTATGCGAGCCTGTATTGCCTGTAACAGCAGGAAGTGAATCGAATCAGAGCCGGAAGTTGTCGCGAAATACTCAACAGAGGATATCGAATCAACGCCTCCCGACGAAGAGACAACATACCCGAAAAAGTGGCCGGGGTCCAAGTTCAACGAAACATTGCCATTTCCGAGCCCTGCACCTCCAAGCGTCCAGACGCCGTCGCTCCCCAGCCCGCCGGCGAAACGCTGCGTGTAAACTGAGTGACTGTCCAGCACTCCGCCGCCGACTATCGCGACGGTCGCCCCAGTGCCGTCTTCGTTGTCTGTCCAAGTGTAGGTGGTCGGCATTATCTATTCTCGGGGAGCTTGCTCAAAATGTAGTAATACACCGTCTCCATTATCTTATCCACGGTATCCTGCCGAAGATACATGAATTCGCGAGCCGGGATTGTGCTGGTCCCAAAATTCTGTGCCGCTGCGTACTCGAGGTCGACCGTCGCAGTGATGCCACGTTCGGTCAAAAGGTAATTGCTCTGGTTGCTGACTTCTGACAACAGCTCTCCGCTGTCAATCAGCAGGTCGTGCGGGCCCATTGCGGCCACGGTGGCCGGCGAGTGCTCGGGCCAAGGGTTTCCGTCGGAGTCGACTTGGTCCGAGAAAATCTGCCAGAAATTGTCCTCGAGGTGGTACGCAACCTCTTTCCAAGCCGGCTTGAAATCGCCCTGCTTCAGAAAGCCCTCAAATGCGTTCAGGACCTCAATCCCCTTTTCAAGGTCCATTTCCATTATCGCATCCTCGAACAGTTCAGGACGTGCCGGTTTCCCATCATTGAAGTTGAGATACCATCGACAATCCACGCCTCGCCGTTGTCGCCTGCCGAAGCAGGGATGGTCAGCTTGTCGCCAATCCGCGGGGCAGTGATGGAATATCGATTGAGCTCTTTCTGCCACACCGCGAAGTTCCGCCGGTTGTTGATGGCGAACGACGCAGGCTCTTTCGTGTCGTCTCGGGTCAGTGGACGGACTTCAATCTCTCCGATGTCGACACCAGCCTCATACGAACTCGAGCCGGTCCTTCGGTAGTACCGCCCGGTGGTCTTACAGTCCTTCGGGAGCATCCCGGGAATACGTGCTAGGCTCGTGCTGTCCATTAAAACACCACGTCTGTGATTGAGGCCATGAGTGATTTAATCGTCGCATAATCGCCCGGTGACTCTTGCTTGAGCGAGTAGCTGTAGTATTCGAATGACTCACTCGAGAAGTCGAGCCCTGCATTCGCAACCGTCTTGGCAATTTGCCTTGCAAGCAGAATTGCCAGCAGCTTATGGTCTCCCGGGACTGCGTTCGTTAAGCCGTCGAACCCGGCCGTGTAAGTGACCTTGATATTTCCAATTCCCGGCAGGTGCGAGCCAACCAAGTCGGCGCCGTACTTCTTGATGTAGTTCGACCACACCATTCCGATACGGTGAACGATGCCAGTCTCTGAGAAGTTCGCCCGAGAGATGTCCAAGGCATAGTCAACGCCGCTTGTCAATAACGTCGACGCAGCGAATGCACCAGAAGCGGAACCGTAGTATCCACTGTCGTCGACGTATATTGAGGCAATGGCAGTCACCGGCCTGTACCGAAGCACAAGCGTCGTCAATCCGCTCCCGCTGTAATACTCAGTCAAGGCCTGAGACGAATACAAATAACGGCTTGCGTTTGAGATAATCGATTCGGCTTTCGAGATTGCCGATTCAATTACAGCATCATCAGCCGTTCCGCTGATTTGAAGCATTGCCTTGTATTCAGCGAGCGTGACGATAGCCATTGATTAGCGGGTGACAAAAACCCGGCCTTCTCGAGAGGTCAGAGCACTGCGAAGGGCTTGCCGGTACTTGTCCGGTACGTCCAACCCGAGCTCGTGACGTGACAGGTAAAAGGACTGATTGACCGGGTGGTCGACGCTCTTGTTTGGAGCGTAAGAGTACGGGTCGCCCTGCGATTCCATCCAGACTGGCTCGCCGGCGTCGTTGTACATCGGCTGTTCCGTTACCGGGTCCCAGCTGTGAATCCAGATTGTAATCTTGCGATTCTTCGGCTCAGCAAACACCTTGCCGCCGGACTTCAACCGCTTGGCCTCGTCACAGAAAACCTTGGCAGCGGCGAATGCCTTGGCCGCAACAGCTTCAGTCTCGTAACCAGTGTTGCTTGAGAGCATCGCCCCAAACAGCGTCAGGGCCACTGGCTCGAGTTCTGAAACGTTGAGAGTCTCTTTCGGCTGCGAGCCGTTCTTGTTGTCGTTCGACATTTTCGTCCTCGAAAGCTTTCCACAAAGCGGGCGGCAGCGTTTCGCCGCCCTTCACTTCATGGAATTTACGAAAACTAAGCTACGTCGAACAACCCCAAGTCAACCAAGGCCTGAACCACATTAGATGTTGCAGCCCAGTTTCCGTAGTTAGCCTTTGCCCGCTGCACAACCGGAGTCTTGCCGTAGAAGCCAAGCTTCTGAGACGCGGCAGTTCCGATTTGAGTACCGGTCGTGGTTCCGAGTGCGATGTTCTCGCCTTCGCTAATCGTCAGGCCGGCAGTGGTTACAGTGAAAATTGCGTTTCCTGTCGCGTTTTCGACAAAACGAAAGTTCCCGCTGCTCCAATCTGTCCGGACGTTGTAAACATATCCAGTGGACATTTTTTCCTCGCGATGATAACGAAGCAGGACGGGGCGTAAACGCCTCGCCCTGCCTCGCGTGAAGTGGTATCAGTTAACGATTAAAGGGGCGAAGACGGAATTGCCCGCGGATACGCGCCGTCCGCAAGAATCGCGAGAACGCTCACCAGTAAAGCGTTGTCCGTGTTGTCGCCTTCGACGGTCGCACTGACTGCGGTAAATCCGCCATTTGCATCAAGGTCTTCCGCCCTGACTTCAATCAGTAGATGCAAAGCATTGGTATTAACGTCTGGGACAACTCGAGTTGCACCAGACGGAACCGTCGCGCCAAACGAAACAAAGTCGTCACCGTTTCCAGAGGCGACGCTGACTTCAGTCCACGTTCCCTGAGCGGTCATGGTTCCAGTCTTGTACCAGCACCGATTCACAGGCAATGCCTTCACGCCTGTTCCAGCTGTGTCGGTTGCCTGCTTTACTTCAATACCCAAGTCATCCACGTCCTCTGTTCCGCCTTTAATGAAAAGCAAGTAGACGCGGTCATAATTTTTCAGCGAGACCCAGTCCATCGTGACGTCTGAGTTGGCGTCTGCTTGCCAAACCAGCGGGTGGATGTCCAAGCCCTTTTCAAACAAACTTCCGGGAAGCATGATTTCCTCTCTAGCAAAAATGTAACTTGAAAAGACCAGAGCCGCTATTGATTAGGCGCGGGTCTCAAGGGCGACGAAACTGGACTGAGTATTGGAACCTTTGTAAGGGGTCAGCGGAGTGTCGTCCCAAGGGCGAGCGTCAAGACGCATGGTGAACTTCAATGCTGTCTGGTCGGTAAGGAACTCGACGTGAGTCGAGGCCATCTGGCTGACACCGCCCTTGGTGATAGACAAAACTTGACTCAAGTCGGCCAGCAGGATGTCGCCAACGGTTCCGACGGTAGAGTTAAACTCAGTCTCAACGCGAGGAGCGGTCTTCAGTAATTGAGGAGCGTTGCCAGCAAGCCCGTTACTCGGACGGTACAGGGCGATACCAGCGGTGCCGATTGCTTGGCTCAACGAATCGAGTTGAGGTCCGCAGTCTTGGTTGTGGAACCAGCTGTATCCGTCAGCTGCAGCGTACCGGCGAGCCCACATCTTGTCGATGTTTGCTGCGACGATGGTACTTGCGGCCTGTCCGGATTCCTTGGTGATGTTCACCAAAGAGCCCGAATTCAAGATGCCCAGAGGCTGGCCGACTCCAGTTCCGTTGAAGATTGCATCGCCGATGAGGAAGTTGAATTCCTCGGCTGCACACTTTTCGACGTATGACTGGACAGCAGTGCCACCGTCCGAAATGAGCTCTTCTGTCAGGTAAACCAAAATGCAGAGCTTCTTCAGGCGGAGCTGAACCTGTCGCATCTTCGGTGCGGACTTGGTGCCGGTCTGGCCTTCACCCAGCCAGTATCCGCGGATACCGCCCTTGCGGCTTCCGTTTGCACGGCTGGTTTCAGCGTTCCGCATGAAAACCAAGTTGTTGCCGGCGACAGTGTAATTGTCGGTCATCGAGAAAATCTTGTTGTTGTAGACCCGCTCCAACATCCGGTCGGAGTATTCGGGCTGCACCATGTACCCGCCGTCTTCAGCTGCGCCAACCGACATGCCTTGAACTGCCTTGTAGCAGCTGGCGTGACGATTTTGCCACTCTGCAGACTTCGAGTCCCGGAGACCGGTCAACAGGAAGTCGCCGAAAGACTTGAAGCCGCCTTCCTTCGCACCCTTGTACCCGGGGAGGTACGAGTTCTTGCGGAAGTTCTTCATCGTGTTCTCGCCGCGTGACCACAGGTTGTCGATTCGAACGACGTCCTGAGGCCCACCCTCTTCGATGTAAGAGACTGCGACGCCACCGTCACCACCGACAACTCGGTAGTTGGGCTGGTCGAGACTCTTGAGGGTCTCGAGAATGGCGGCTTGAGTCTTCTCGACCGCCTGAAGCTTTTGTTCAATGTTCGACATTGTAACCTCGTAGAAAATTTAGCGTTTGAACGCCTTCAGAAAGTCGAGCGTAGCCTGAGACGATTTTGTGATAGTCTCCAGCCGTTCACTCACGACACCGTCACCCTCGGTCCTCACGTCGGAGCGAGACTGTTCAACAAAATTCTGCAGCTGTTGTGCACAGGACTTCAGAATTTCAGCCTCCCGCCCGCGGATATTTCCGGACTGGACAACTGACTTGATTCGTTCTGCAATTCCACTCGTTGCGAATCGATTGCGTGCCCCAGAGGCGAGAAACGATTTCAGCTTCTCGTGCCAGTCAAGCCGGCGTCCGTTCGATACAAGTGGAGTGTAGTTGTACTTCGGGTTCTGCACGTAAGCCTTCGCATACGTGTCTTCAACCTTACCCATCATCGTCGACAATGCTTCGAGCGTGGTCGCGATAAGAGCCTCGATTTCCGGGTTCTCGAGAGTGGTTGCACCCTCTTGGATGTTTACCCGGACTTCGTTGAGTGCGTTGTAAGCGGCTTCGACCAGCTGTGCCCCATAAGGCTTTGGCGTCTCTTCTCCGCCGTTGTTCTTCATTTCGCCTTCTGGGTCAGCGGCTGTGTCCGGGCTTTGGCCGGGAGCTGCAGCGGCAACGTCAGGGCTTTTCCCGGGAGCGGCCGGAGGAGCGGCTGCTGCAGGAGGTGCGGCACCGGGCTTGGTCCCCGGGGGGGGAGCGTCGCCGGGTCGTTTCATTTCTTCGTCTTGCTTTTTCACTTGACCTCCGAGAGCGTCGCCCTCTTCACAGTCGCACTTCATCTTGTCGTCACAGGCTTTTGCAAACCGCATTTTTGTGTCTCTCTTCGTGCTGTAACCCGGAACCTGCAGCTTGCGTTCAGGGATTACAAGCTCCAGAGACTTCGCGATACCAGCTGAGATTCTGCGGCCGGCGAGATAGCCTTTTGCAATCACGTCTTGGACCGCCTCGGGATTGCACCCAATCGGCACCCATGACCACTCAAGCAGATACCACTTGTTGAACCTTTGGACGCCATTGACCCGACTGGGCGAGCCGATAGGGTCAAACCGAATCGAAGTCGCCCGGATGGTCTTCTCGTTCACCAGCTCAAAAATCTGTTCGGCTTCCAGAAACTTATTCGTGAAGTGACAGGTCGCTTTGATGTTTTCGCTGGTGGGGTAAATCTCAAGCTTACCAGTTTCCTTGTCTTCTGAAATGCCAATCGGTTTGGTAAACCCATCGAAGGCATGATTCCAGAACACAACCGGGTTGAGCCGGTACTGGGCAAGGTCGCAACCGAGCGGGTCCATTGAGTCCCCGACACGGTCCACGGCAGGAGTCGAAATGATTGCCGAAGCGGTCATTTTGCTCGAGTCAACGTCGACAACGTAGCCTATCTGTGGCAGAGAAATAGTTCCGCCAGTCATTGATAAGTTGTTGTTTTCTTTGCTCACAGCTGGTCTCCCGCGATTAAATGTAGGCGAATCAGTCACCCACCGCGTCATTGCTTTACAATGAATGTAAAGAATTCGGGGATTACCAGCGAAAGATTCTTGTGCCTGATTATGGCGCTCACCGCGTCGAAATAGCAAAGGCGAGTCTTCGGCTGCACCCAAGCCCCGTTGTAGTAGTATTGCTTCACCGAGTCATCGCTGTTGAGCTGCATGATGACGACAGGGTGCTTTGCGGATTTGATATACGCCACCGCCTCTCGCATTTGACGAGAGCCGAGAATCTTCGTGGTCGTATGAATCTCAAGTTTGTCGGGCCAAACTATCTTCCCATCCAAGTCCATCACAGCTCACTCCGTCATGTATTTCTTGACGTACATTTCGTGGAACTTCCGCCGACAAGCGGTTGCACTCGCTCTCATCTTTTTCTGCATCAGGTCGGACTTGAAGAGCGAAGACGCTTTCACTGAGAGTACGTCGAACAGTTTTGCCAGAAGCTTGTATCGGTCGGAGCTCATATTCCGAATCGTGACGTATCCGGACGTGCAGAAAAAGTTAGCGTCCAGCATTATCCGGGCCAGCTCCCCGGTCTCCTCCGGACTCATTTCTAGCGAGTTGGGCTCGGTGTCGATAATTTCCATTGCCCGGAGCACGGCCCACTGCATCCCGGGAGAACACTTGATTTTTATCATCGATTTCTCCCCACAAGCGTTCGAAGTGGTCGTGGGCTCTCAGCACTGATTCTACTTGGTAATTCATTTCGTCCCTCTTGGTATCTTTTGTGAGCTTCCGCATTCTTTGCAGTAGTAGTACACAACCGCCGGCCTGCTGCTGCCGGCTTTACACTCCCCGCCGCATTCAGTGCATTTGACTGTCTTGGTATTCCAGCGTGGCTTGTACTTGCGTTTCTTTGGTTTCACTCAATCACCGTATGCTCTAAGTGACATCGACACCGCGGGTGGGCTGGAGGGCCGTTGTTAATAATGTCATCAATCAATGAGCCACTGAGAGCCGCACAGAGCTCGCACGGCCCGGCCTCCGTTGTCCACACGCTCACGATTTTACGCCGCTTTGAAGCTTCCGCGTATAGGTAAAGCAGGCCCATTGGCAGTGACTTGTACTGAGTGACCCGAGTTTTGGCGTGCCGGACAGCCAGCCCCTCGCCGATAGTCCAGAGCCGGGTCACAATCGTAACCGCGGCCGTGTTCGCCCAAGCCTCGTCCAGTTTATTTTCGGTCGACAGCTCAATCATTCTTAAAGCAATCTGCCGCAGAAAGTCGTCAACCTCAGAAATAGGCATTCGCGGGATAGTGCGAATATCCAACTGAACCAGCAATGCCTCGTAGGCGGCTTCGGCAATCTCGAGCATTAAGTCCTCGAGGTCCATCAGCTCGAAACAGTCAATCTTCTGCTCATCTCTTTCTGCACAACAGCAACGCTCGGCAATCGAGCTTACTTTTGCGAGCATCTGCTTTTCGTATTCCGGCCGATTTTGTGGATTCACTTTTCACTCGCCGGACGTCGCTGGATATTTAGTGACTTGACCGACCGTGGATTCGGAGCCTCCTCCCAGTATCCGCGGGCAAGAACAGAGTCTACGTTTACATTATTTACGACAACGCCGTCTTCGAGCTCAATCCGCCCAACTCGCTTCCCCTCGCTCTCGTGCTCAAGAAACAGTTTGTCATTCCCTCGAGTAGCAATCAGCATACAATTTACCCTCTATTTTTACTTGACAACTTGATTACCTCTTCAATCGCCCGCCTTGTGCCTTCCGGCTCAGAAGACGAAGCGATGTAAATATCCTTCACTGAATTCAAATACTCAGCGACGCTTGTTTTCTTTATCCGCCCTGATTTATTGACGGCAACCTTCACATCGATTGAGTAGAACGATGCGTTTTCAATGAGCTCGGCAAACGAATCAAACCGGTCTTTTCTTGCATCCACCAACACTTGCTCGCTGACGATTATATCCTCAACGTCGTTCATGCTGACTCCGCCGTGAATTTGAGCTTCAGTGTACAAGCTTGTTTTCAGCGTCACCTCGCCGAACTCAGCAGGGGCAACAGAGTATTGCTTCGGGTCCCTGTACATACTCGCCGGAAGTCGATGGTCGAGCGAGTCTCCAAATGTAACGGTAGTTCGGTCTTTCAATCCTTCCTTCAGAATGAAAGCAACGTGCCCGTAGTGTCTTAGCGAGCTGTTATCGTGCAATCCATGCTCGTCGCTAACGTATCCGTAAATTGGCCTTTTGCTGTCCTCTATTTTCCAAGGAACACCCATCGACCCCTTCTCAAAATCTCTCCGCATTTTGTCATTTAGAGCACCCTGCGAAGAACCAGTTTCAAACTGGCTCTTCATTCTTTGGTCGTCAAACACTTTGTTCACGACGGAAACAGGAACTCGAATAGCAAGTTTTGATTTTTTAAGCAAGTCAACTCGCTGCTCCCACCCTTCTTCAATGAGCTGCTCTTTCGTTTTTCCAGAGACTATTCCGTACTTCAGCTTTCTCGCGTACTCTTCGGCTGCGTCTTTGTCTGTCACTTTTTCGAGGTGAGATTCAAGAGCACTTTTCACTGCCGAGATATCTTCCGGGCTTTGCTTCTGCAGAATTCTATCCTGAATCTCACCTGCAGTTGCAAGCGGCATTTTAACCCGCTCATCCGCAATCATTTGATTCAAGATTCCGTCAAGAGTCATGGCGTCCCTGACGTAAGCCATCGTCAATTCACCGGCACGGCCGCTACTAAAGTAGCTTATGGCACTGTCGTGATATCTCTTTTGCTCCTGCTCGTTTTTTTGAATGTAGTCGTCGGAAGCTTTGATTTCGTATCCGATTTCACCTTCGCGAGTCATCACTGTTATCTCTTTTGGGGAGATATCGCGGAGAATCTGCATAATCCCGTGACGCTGCGAGACGAGGGCATCGTACCCTCGAATCCTCGCTTGCTCGCGTGCGATAGCCAGCTTCGGCCGTCCGGTCGCGTAAGCCTCTTTCTGTGCCTCGTCGAGAATGCCTTGGTAGATATCGCTGCCGACATCCAGCACCGACATCGTCGCTTCAATTTTGTGCATCACCTTGCCCGGGACAACCTTCTCTCTCTTCGCCCCGTACAGGTAAGCGTGAATCACCGCACTCTCTGTTTTCAGCCGGCCGTTCTCGTACTCCATAGAGGCCCGCTCTTCGCCTGCAGCGGCCGTTCCGGCAAAACCCCGCTTCAATCCCGTCTGGGACCTGTCCTCTCGGCTGAAATGAAATACAGTGACCCTTCTAGTTCCAGATACATCATCCCACTCTTCATCCTCCCCGAGCTTTTTCAAGTCCCGCGAGCTCTCGGCAAACTCCGGGACCTCCATTGGCTCTGTCTGCCCGCTCAGGCCGCACTCGCCCGCTGGGCGACTTCCGCCGGGGTTGTCTTTCCCTCCAGTACCGCCACAGTGGCCGTAATTTCCCGAGCCGGGCCCGCCTTTCGTAAGCCCCATCCATCTAGAAAAGGCCTTGTAACGTCGCTTCGCGTTTCGCTCCCCGATATCCGGGACTCGAATAAAAACCGTGTTACCAACAGAGATTGCATCCTCTCCGCCGGTTATCTCGTCGCCAGTTCGCTTGTCGTAAAAGTAAGCCGCGGTCTTCGGGTTGTAGCCAACCGGGGTCCAGTCCTCGAAGTCTTCAGGCAACTCACGAGAGGTCTCGAACTTCCCTTTCACCGTGGCAAGCGGATACTTATTGCTCTCTCCTGTCAGGATTGTCTCCGCACCTTTTTCGTTGGAGGCAAACACAACCTCTCCGGACAATCTCACAATCGAGTCATATCCAATTGGAGTGCCGACACTTTTCCCTCCGGTGTACTTGTGCACCGTCACGACGTACTTCCCAGTGCTGTTGTATGCGGGAATATCAATCCGCAGTGCAACCGGCGTTCCGGGCTCGAGGCTTCGATGGGAACCGAACTTGTCTTGCTTGTTCTTGCTCAGTGCTTCCTTGTACTCTTCGTCCGGGCCGAGTTTTGCGTACTCGTGATTACTTGTTCCTCCAACCGCCTCGAACTTCTCGCCACCTCTTTCTTCAGCACTCTGCTCGCCACCGCACTCGCTAGCCGGCTTGCTCCCGCCCGGATTATTATCTCCGCCTTCTCCACCGCAATGTCCATGATTGCCCGAGCCGGGACCGCCTTTGACAATCCCCATCCAAGCAGCGAACCCTTTGGCGTGCGACTTCTTTTTTCGCTTACGCTCCTGCTCGAATGATTCTGTCGGAAATGCCCAAGCTTTCTTTGCCACTTCTACTTCCCGCCTTTTCTGGTGCTTACTGCCCACTTGTCGACTTCAGCTCGCTTTTTCCTGTCTTGCGTTGCGTTCCACTTAATAAACTTCTCTGCATCTTGCTCGCTAAGACGGTCGCCATTTCCAAGACCAATCAAGTACACTTTAGCATTCTTGTCCCAGTCTCCGCCCATAATTACATACTCCTCCTCTCCCGCGTCGTTTGCACCGTATGACGGAACCGAAAAAATTCTTGATTTCGGGATGTCAGCACCGATAACCATCGTCGGCTCAGTGAAGTCCATTTTTTTGCCGTAATCGTCTCGGCTGTCAATTAAACTTCGAATCTCTTCCGATAAAGGATGGTCGCGGTCAATTTTCCCAAACTGAGAAGCAGCACTGAATTTCGTTGAAGAGCTTTGAAGTGCAGACGATTCGATAGTAATGTCTGTCTTGAACATTAGATTCTCATCCTCTTTCACTGTGAAGTCGACTTCACTGTCCTCTCTCGGCTTGATACCTCGAAACAGTACCATGCTTTCTGGCTCATCTCGAAGTGCTAATTGAGCTACCTCCCAAGTTGCCTTAACCATCGCTGCGTCTGTTTTGTAGTTGGTGTCTGCAATATCGTCGATGCGTACGCCGCCTTGATTTCTGTTTAGAAAATCCTTGACTCCAGAATAATTTCCATCGATTGATACGTCGTACTCACGTCCACGCATTATCGATGGTGCACCAAGCTCTTTCGAGGCGACGTGTGCCATCCAGTGACCAAGTGGACTTTGAGAGTCATTAAGCCAGCTCCTCCAATAAGCTCGAAAGTTTTCCTTTGCGTCATCGAAGTTAGCTTCCGTGCCCATTAAATGACGAGCCCGAGCTTCCATCAATGATTCCATTACAGGCTGCAAGCCTTGAATATCCTTAGAAGCAGCAGCCCTTCCGCCGTGACGAATATCATTCAAGTCAATCTTGCCTTGGCTTTTAGCCCAAAAGTCGCGGGCCTCAAGTTCTCTAAAATCGATTGACTGAGCTGCTCGTTCCGAAAGAGCCAAAATTAGATTGATTTCGTTCTCTTTTGAGATTCCAAAGCGAGCCCAGTGCCCGTCGGCTATGCTGCGCTCTACCGTGTCGAGAAAAACATCGCCCAAGCTTTTGTCTTTATAGTCCTCAGCAATTCCGCTGCTCACCAGCTCGAAAGCGTTCTGGTAGTAGCTCTCGAGGCCGTTGCTGATTCCTTGCTTGTGCCTACCCCAGAACGACAATCCTAAATCAAACTCTCGAGTAAGCTTGTCTGTTGCCGCTGTCGACATCCTCGAAACGTTACTCGCAATAGCATTCGTGCCAATGGCACGCAATTCGTATTCCTTGTCGCCGCGGTGCCTCCACCACTGACTCAAGTCAACTTCCGAGCGGCCTGCCAAGTAGTCCTCGAGCCAATCAAAGAACTCGTCGCTAAGAGCGGTTGCGTTATCTGGCTTTGCGGTTGACGTGCCGCACTCGCCCGCCGACGACGAGCCGCCGGGATTGCCGGGTCCTCCTTGACCGCCGCAATGCCCGTGGTTGCCGGAACCCGGCCCACCCTTGATTAAGCCCAGCCAATGACTAGAAGATTTTAAGGTCGTCACTCTTCTCGCCCTTGTCTTTCTTCGCTGAGCCGTCGTCGTTCAAAGGAAAAATCTCTTCGTCGCAGTCAACGAAAAATCCGCTTTCTCGTGCGAGCTTGTCCAGTCCGTCTTGGTACTTTTGCTCCTCAGCTCGAAACGCCTCATAAGCCTCATCGACAAGCGGGTCTTTTTCTTTCGCCATTACTTGTTACCTCCCCAAATTCGTGTTCCAACCAACGCCCCACGCTTTACCCGTGGTGCAACGCTTTGCCTGTTCGCAACAGTTGCAGCGGCAAAATCTCGCAACTGCTTTCGGTCCACTTGAATCGCCTCTTTCGGAAACTCACTAACAAGCTTCGGCTTGCCTTTCGTCGAATCAATAAACACGAACTTTGCTGCAGGGTTATTCTTGTTTTGGTTGTAAAAATTGTAATGATTCTTTCCGCCAATTCCATAAGAATCAGCAAAAACAGAAGCGTCGACCATCCGGCCGTCCGAAGGGTCGTTTGCACGCTTCACCACCCCGCGTTCCGGGTCGGCCCAAGAAACGTACGGGTCGGCGTGAACGAAAACGTACGTGACCTTGTGCCCGTGCTTTTCAGCAAGGCTTTGAATCCACGGGTTCTCAGTTGCGTTCTGGTCTCCAGCTGAATCCCAGACAGCTCCAGCTGCCCCGGCGAGCGGTGCAACTTCGGGGACGTTTTTCTGAGCGTAGCCTTTGCCGGCCCCGCAACCGCCAACAGTAACGAGAATGTCGCTTCCGGCAGGCAATGACGCGACGTGCTTCTCAAACGCCCGCTTCGCAATCGCGTTGGCTGTTTGGTGAAGCGACAGATTATAGCGGGCTCGCTTCTCTGCACGCTTGTCGAGGTCCGAATCGTTCCAAGCTGAGCTGAGTTTTTTCGCTGCGTCAGTCTCGAACGTGTTTGGCTTATCCGAGTTCTTGACCATTTCCGCGTAAGCGTTCGCCATTTCATCAGGAAAGCTTTCGAAGGTCCGGGCGAACCGCTCTTCAACGTGCCGCTCCTCTTGGTTGAGGTTCGGGAGCCGCGGAACTTCCGGAGGAGGAGGAACAGCCATCGCCGGCACGCCAACACGAGCCGCGTCTGTAACGCCGTTTCCGTCTCCGTCTTGCTCTACGAACGGATTGTACTCTCCAGCTCCGGTTGGCGAAGGTACAGCTTTCTCCTGACGGATGCCGTTTGTTGCCATTTCCACCTGACGCTTCATCCAAGCATCACGCTCTTCAGCGGTCTGGATTTCAAAGACTTCGCCAGTCTTGATGTCGTATCCCGCGAGCTGGCCCTTTTCTTTTCCAGCTGCGATTGCCTCCGCTTTAGAGTCGAATACTTTTGTTGCATCTAGATAGACCTTGCCGTCGCCTTGGGCGTTATGCCATCCGCCAACGTACACGCTGTCATCATTCGCCCAAGCATCTTTGGTTGAGTCGCGATACTTCTCAACCGTCTCCATGCTAACCTTATCCATGTCAACCACCCGCTCTTGCTCGGGAAAGATTGACACGGCAAAGCCTTCGGTCGGGGTCTTGCCGGTCTTCGGGTGATACGTGAAGCCGCCGGTATTTCGCAGCGTCTCAATCGGGTTCGTCTCGGTGTGCCAAGCGTTCTTGCCGTCAGGCTTATCGCCCTGAGCCGCGGAAGAGCCGCCGGCAGTCGCCGCAACAGCTTCCCCGGTCGCACAGGTATTGCCGGGCTGGAAACCGCCGCCACCTTGAGCGTTGGCCCCGCAGTCGGATTTCGGCTCGTCAGGAGTGGCCTTTACAAACCTACCGCTGGGGCGAAACGCCCGGGGGGGAACGCTTTTTAGCTTTGGTTCGGTCTTGGAGTCAGACTTGTACATCTGCACAAGCTTATCCAGCAACCCGTCAAATTGGCTGTCGCTCATCGTCCAGAGAGCCACTTCAATGCTGGGTGATTCGTTTCGTTCTTCGCTCATATTTTAGCTCCTCATCCTGCAACTGTACGCCGCAAACAGGTTAAGTCTACAGGCTATTCGTCGCCGGTTCCCTCTTCTTCGAGTTCTTTTTTGGTTTTTACCCGGATTCCGTTTAATCGCAGTTTTTCAAGTGCCATCGCATAGCTATTCTCGCCGCCTCGCTTATTGCCGACTCCTGCGTCGTACCAAGCCTTTTTCTCGACCATCCAAGCCGACGCCTGAACCTCCCTCACCGTTTTCGTGTTCCCGCGGGTGGCTAGAATTTCCACGGCCGTCTCGGCTGCGAGCTGGTTTGCGAATCTTTCGAGTGCACCGCCCGGGCTGTCGACTACGGTCGTAATTTTCTTCATCGCGGTGTTGAGCTTTGTGGTGAAGTCGTTTCTTTTGATGATTGGGTTTTTCGATTCCTTACCAGACGAAACGTGAGCTTGGGCAAGCTTATTCAGCCCTACGTACTCACTGTCAGTTAAGTCATCCCCGGCAGCAACTCGCTTGGCTGCGGAAATCATATCACGGGCACTCATGCCGGAAATTTTAACGTGCTCAGCAGTTGGCTTGTCCTTTGCTTCTGTCACAGCAACCCAAGTATTTGTGATTTGCTCTTCAGTAAATCCAATCTGCCCGGTAAGCCGGCCCCACGTTCTAACGTTCCATCGGTCTTGAGTAAGAACTCCCGGCAACTCTCCGAGATTTCCGTGGAACGCACCAATCTTTGGACCGAAGATAAACGAAATCGGCACGTATTGGTCAGCGAACGCACCGGGGTTGAATTTGTCTTTTGCGTCTGCTTTTACGATTCCCATCTCGGCCATTATGCCATGCAAGTCCCTAGCGAGAACTTGCTTATTCAGGAAGTCGTATGTCTTGGCAAAATCACCATCGAAGTGTGCGGCGACTTTTTTGTACTTCTCTATGTTTTTTGCAATTGCAATTCCAGCCTTACCTGCAATCAATTGACGACACGTTCTCCCCTCGGGAAGTTCTCCGTGCTCGGTGTAGTGGTCGTAAATCTTTTGCGTTGATACAAGGTTGTCCTCTGGTGCACCCTCCTGAGACGTCATCGCTAGAATGCCGACAAAGAGCTTTGCCCCTCCGTCGGTCTTTAGCAGTTCTCTGGACGCCGGGGAGAAATTAAATTTGCCTTTCTCCTCAGACAATTCGTCGCGGATGCCCTTAATCTCCGAGTACCATAATGCCCACTCTGGATTGTGCTTGTCGGCTTTCTCAACCATGTCGGCTAAAGCAACCGCAGCACGCTCTACGTTTTCCTTGCTTATTACAGTAGACATCCGGTCTGGGTTGTCTTTTGATGGATTCGGCACTTCCACAAGGAAAGGACGTGCCGGCCCGCCGTAGGCCTCATCTAGCTTTTTAGCATAATCAACCAAGTCGATGTCTTTACCGACACCCTTTCGGGTAAAACCGTTTTCCTTATTCCACTTGTTGATGTCTGCCGTAGGAGCGTGATTCCACTCTTTGCCGTCGCTCTTGCTGGCGTCGATTTTTATTCCGCTCGTTCCAGCGTACTCTTTTGAGTCCGGGTGAACCTCGAGTGTTCCGGGGTTTTCTAAGTCGACAAGCTTCCCGCCTTTTTTAGGTGCCGTCTCTTTCTTTGCCGACGGCTTTTTGGTTGCTGGTTTCTTTTTCCCCGTCCCGCACTCGTCTGCAGGCTTCGAGCCACCCGGATTTCCTTCGCCTCCGTCTCCACCGCAGTGCCCGAAGTTTCCAGAGCCAGCTCCGCCCTTGGCGTAGTCGTACCACCGGGCCCACTTCTTGCCGTGCGACTTCACGAAGCCGTTGAAGTATTGCTTGACGAGCCAGCTTGCACCGGACCCGCCAGACTCGTCGTAGTTGTCGATGTACTCTCGAAGCTTTTCCGCGTGCTCACGCTTAGCAACGATATAGTTTGCGGAGCGGTTGCTGCCTCCGCCAGTAACGACTGCTACATACTTTCCGTCGACCTGAGCGAGCGTTTGCGTCAGCTTGTCGTAAAGCTCTTGCCTGTTCGGCTCGATTGCAGTGTATGCTATGGCATCGATGTCTTCGTTTTGCATTCTCGCAAGCAATGCAGAAGACACTCCGCGAAACACCTCGAACTGCTCCCCTCGGCCTTGGCCGGTGATTTCAATGCTTCCCTT